GGTTTCTATCAGAAGCCTTACATCCTCAAAGATGGTGTCACCTATGGCACATCACTGAAGTTGTTGGGTGCACAGGTTGTCTCCCTTAACGGGGCAGCTGGTGTCGACACTGGTGATATGAATGCTGATGATGTAGCAGCGATGTTTGGCTCTACCAAGGGTTATAAGTCTGCTGAACCTAACGTCACTCCAGCCGCTGATGTAGTTGAGGATGATCCCTTCTGATGTTTCGTTCTAAACTAGAAGAGAAAGTATCCCTCCTTCTAGAAGAACTAAATGTCGGCGCAGAATATGAAGCAGGTACAATAGATTACGTCATTAAACACAAATATCTACCTGACTTCAGATTGCCATCTGGAGTTTTTTTAGAATGTAAAGGATATTGGGATGATGAAGATCGACGTAAGATCAGGAATGTCAAGGAACAACACCCTGACCTTGACTTACGGATGGTCTTTCAGAATCCATATAACACTATTAGTAAAAAATCGAAAACTACATATGCTCAATACTGTGAAAAGCTAGGCATACCGTGGTGCTCGTATAACTCAATACCACTCAAATGGTTAACGTAGAAAACGAATTTGTTCGACATCTACCTTGTAAAGAATGTGGCTCATCAGACGGCAACTCGCTGTTTTCTGATGGCCACACTTTTTGTTTTGTATGTCAAACATGGAAGCCTGGAGAAGGCTCAATGCCCACTCAATCACAATCACATATGACTATTGGATACTTAGGCCAAGCTCGTAATATGACCAATCGTGGTCTAAGCGAAGCTACCTGCGAAAAGTATAAGATCTATAGAGATGGTGATAAATTACGATTCCACTACCACAACCGTGATGGTAAGTTAGTGGGAGCGAAGGTTAAAACCGTCGACAAAAACTTCACCTTTCAGGGTGAATCTACTGGTGACTTATACGGTATGCACCTATTCCGTCAAGGAAAGAAGTGTGTCATTACTGAAGGAGAACTCGACGCAGCTAGCTGTTATGAAGTTCAACCCGGCTGGCAATGTGTCTCTGTTCCATCTGGAGCAGCTGGTGCAAAGAAAGCCATTCAAAAAAACTTAGATTGGCTACAAGGATTCGATAAAGTAATCCTATTCTTTGATAACGATGAACCCGGTCAGAAGGCCGCAAAAGAAGCCGCTGGTGTGTTACCACCTGGCAAGGCTTACATCGCTGTTCTAGAGGACTACAAAGACGCCTCAGAGGCCTTACAGGCTGGCGAAAGAGAGCTCATCAGAGCAGCAATGAACTACGACCACCAGGAATTCAGACCTGATGGAATCGTTGACGCTAAATCACTGCTTGATGCAGTAACTACACCACAACCACCAGCCGATTATGACTACCCCATTCAAGGGTTACAGAGACTTCTTCGCGGAGTCCGACGGGGCGAGCTTACTTGCATCACTTCAGGAAGTGGCCAAGGGAAGTCTTCGCTCTGCAGGTACCTTGCAACTCACTTTCTACAAGCTGGAGAGCGGGTTGGTTATCTGGCTCTTGAGGAATCAAACAGGAGGTCTGCGCTAGGAATTATGTCCGTAGCGGTAGGCAAAAACTTATCGTTAGGAGAACATACACATAACGAAGTTACAGAAGCGTTTGATTCCAGTATTAATAACTGGAACCTTTATCTTTTTGATGGCTTCGGTAGTTTTGACCCTGACATTATTTATAATCGAATCGAGTATCTAGCATCAGGCTTAGACTGTAAGATTATCTTTCTTGATCACCTATCCATTCTTATGAGTGGATTAGATGGTGATGAACGACGGATGATTGACCAAACAATGACACGGTTACGTTCACTAGTTGAACGAACTGGAATAGCACTATTTCTCGTATCACATTTAAAAAGAGGATCAACAGATGGAGGACATGAAGAAGGCGCGAGAGTTAGCCTTGGTCAATTGCGTGGAAGCGCAGCGATTGCACAGTTGTCTGACAGCGTCATCGCACTTGAGCGGGATCAGCAATCAAACAATGGAGCTAGCGAGACAACTGTCCGAATCATTAAGAACAGATATTCGGGAGAAACAGGGGTAGCTTGTACACTCTCGTATGATTTAAACACTTGTCAATTTAATGAAACCCAACCAGAACAAGACTTTGATCCAGCAACAGACTTTTAAGAAACCAAATCCTCCTACACCAGAGATGGTGGAGAAAGCAAAGTTCATTGACAAGACGTATGTATGGAAACAGAAGTGAATCTAATCTTTGACCTTGAGACTGACGGACTCCTAAAGGATGTTAGTCGTGTTCATTGTCTATCGATTTATGATACAACTAATAATGAGCTAGTCTCATATAACGATGAGGGTTCAGACCCTCCTATCAGCCGTGGTGTGACCCGGCTATTAGATGCTGATTGCATCATTGGTCACAACATTATCGGGTATGACATCCCTGTTCTAAAGAAGCTATACCCCTTCTTTGAAACCCCAGAGCTAGTTATTGATACCCTGCTACTCAGCAGGTTATATCACCCAGACATGATGGCCTTAGATAAGGCTAAGAACTGGAACCATATGCCATTACAACTGTATGGCAGACATAGTTTAGAAAGCTACGGCTATCGCCTTGGTGAATACAAAGGCTGCTTTGGAAAGACATCTGACTGGAAAGAATGGTCAGAGGAAATGCAATTGTATTGCGAACAGGACGCAAAAGTTACCAACAAATTATGGAAACACTTTCACAAGTATCTCAATGCATAACCTGCGATGAGCCGCTAACCGGCAGACAGCGTAAGTTCTGCTCACCAAAATGTAGACAAACTGCATTCTATGAATCCAACCCGGAGAGGAGAAAACTGTATGACAAGGATCATCGTGCTATAGCTAAAGATAAGCGAAATGATTATGACAAACAGAGGCAAGCTAGAGGGCGGAAGTATTTACAGCAAATCAAAACCGAGAAAGGCTGTGCCAAGTGTGGCTACAACGAGCACCCTGCAGCATTAGATTTCAACCACTTAGATCCATCTAAGAAATCATTCAATATTGCTAGCTGTGCAAGCCTTTCACTAAACCTACTAGACGCAGAGATTGCTAAATGCGAAATACTCTGTGCAAATTGCCATCGCATTCATACATATGATTCCACAAATCCCTGAATGGGTTCTCTTTGAACACCAAGTAGCACAATTACTTACGGAGCAAGAACTACGTGGATGGAAATTTGATGAACGCAATGCATGGAAACTTGCATCTGCTCTCAGAACAGAACTTGAAGAAACTCATCAGGTATTACGAGACCGGCATCCTTACGTTGCCGGATCAGAGTTCACTCCGAAACGACCTAACAAGACCCAAGGTTATGTAAAGGATGCCACCTTCACCCGCCTAAAAGAACTCAACCCAACATCACGAGACAACATTGCATGGATCCTGCAAACATTTCATGGCTGGAAGCCGACGATGCTGACGACTACTGGGAAACCGATCGTCGACGAAGTAACTCTGAAGGAAGCTGCATCCGATGGAATCGAGATAGCGAACCTCTTTCTGAAGTCGCTAGATATTACCAAGAAATTGGGGATGATCTCGGAAGGCGTCTCCGCTTGGCTGAAGCTATCTACGACTGCTGAACGTATACATCACCACTGCTCCACTGCTACATCAACTTTTAGATGTAGTCATCGTAATCCCAACCTAGCCCAAGTACCAAGTGACCCACGATTCAGAGAATTGTTTATACCATCTCCGGGTCAAGTCATGGTCGGTGCTGATTTGTCTGGGATTGAGCTACGTATGCTTAGCCATTTCCTTTCCCGGTATGACGGGGGACGATATGCAGAGATTCTGCTTACCGGAGACATCCATCAAGTCAATGCAGACAAGATAGGAATATCTCGATCTGCTGTGAAGACAGTAACCTACGCAATGCTCTACGGGGCAGGCGATGAAAAAATCGGAACTAGTTATGACAAACTTCTTTCACCCAAAGAAGCAAAGAAGAAAGGAAAAGAAATCAGAGCCGCATATGTTGAAGCGATTGAGGGACTCGGTGATCTCCTATCTGCAATTAAAAAAGCTGCAGAACGTGGATATCTCAAAGCTCTCGATGGTAGAAAAATTAAAGTGGATAGCCCTCATAAAGCGTTGAACTTCTGCTTGCAGGGTAACTCAGCCATCCTGGCTAAGCGTTGGCTATTAATCAATCAACAAACTATTAATGAATTAAAACTATGTTGTTCTCAACTTGCATTTATACATGACGAAATCCAATTCGAATGTGCCCCTGAACACTCAGCTGACCTTTGTACATCCTTGGTATCGAGCAGTCTCGCAGCTGGAGAATTCTATAACCTCAAAATCAGAATCGACGCCGAGGCGAAGATCGGAAAATCCTGGAAAGACACCCACTAATGAAAGCCTACATTGACGCAGACTTTATTGTTTATAAGAACTGTGCTAGCTGTGAAGATGAAGTTGACTTCGGTCAAGATGTCATCCTTGTCACATCTAAGTTCAGCGAAGCATACAATGCAGTCAAGCGTGACCTAAATAGAATATCCCAACAATTTATGTGGGACGTACCAGAACTAGTACTGTTCTTCAGTGACAGTACAAACTTCCGTAAGGAGGTTATGCCAGCCTATAAGGGGCATAGAAATAGAAAGAAGCCTTGTGGCTATCGCCGTGTCATCAATGCCCTTAAAGAAGAGTATGAAGTAGTGATACTGCCAACTCTTGAGGCAGACGATGCTATGGGGATATATGCCACAAAATACCCTGACAATGTTATCTGCTCTCCTGATAAGGATATGCGACAGATACCTGGCAGGTTGTATGACATGAAAGAAACCACAATCATCGAACCTGAAGAAGGCCGTAGGTGGCACCTAATCCAGACACTGGCAGGTGACCAGACCGATGGCTATGCCGGAGCACCAGGCTTTGGAATCAAACGTGCTGTAGCACTATTTGAAGAGGAAGGATATACCTGGGAGACCGTAGTCAAAGCTTTCGCTAGTAAAGATCTTGATGAAAATATCGCACTACAGAATGCACGACTAGCAAAAATTCTTACTAATGATGATTATGACTGGCAAGCAAAGCAACCAATCTTATGGGATCCCCCCGATGCCCATAACAACCTTAACGATGGAACAGGAGTTCAAGCTAAGACGGCTTGACGACTTACTGCCTAAAGCAGATAAAGAAGACATCATCACACTATTCATGGCACTGCAAGAGCAGTGTTTTGTATTAGGAAACAACGTATCACAACTAGTAAAAGAATGGCCACTCCCCGCTACTACACAAGAGGATCAATAGAGGTTTGGGATTTTATCCGAGACCAACAACTGGACTACCACCTTGGATGTGCCATTAAATACATCTGCAGAGCTGGATATAAAGACAGTAAATATCAAGACCTAGAGAAAGCAATCCACTACTTACAAAATGAACTTGAGCACACACCAGACCTTACTAGACCAAGCGGAGCAATTCCGAGCAGCTTACAATTTAGCTGCGACTGGGACGAGTGGACGACAGACCCAGAAATGTTTGATCGATGAAGAGTGGAGTGAATTCCACGAGGCATATCACCACGAACCAGAAGCTAATCAACTAAATGAATTAGCTGACCTTGTTTATGTCTGCTTCCAATATGCAGCAGCTATGGAGTGGGACCTAGATGAGGCTATGAGACGTGTTCACCGAGCCAATATGTCCAAGCTAGGTGAAGACGGTAAGCCCATCTACAGAGGCGATGGGAAGGTTCTTAAAGGACCCAATTTTAAGAAAGCAACTTTTGAAGACTTGGTATGACTAAGCACCCACTAAATGACGAGATCTGCGACCAGATTCAAGACTCAATTCATCCGTGTGACCCAGAGAACATGCGGGCCGCTGCTGATTGGCAGCTGGAGAAATGTGATGATGAGCTGGGCAACATTTTGAACTGTTTAGCACTAGCTGGAAAAATTACAGAGGAGGAACGGATACAGATTTATGTCCTATACAAGGAAGCAATGCGCCCAACACAGGGAGAACAACTACAAGATGAAGCTGTCAAGAAATTTATTAAAAACAATTCAGCAGCCCTTACAAAACTTGCAGACTCATGAAAAAGAAAGAAGTACTAGAACTAACGAACTAAACAATGACTAATTTAATCTCCCGCACTGGACGGGTTCAATCATGGATGGACGATCCTACAGGTCGTCTACCTGTCAGCTGCACAGTG